TTTTACAATTTCTTGTGAAGTAATTTTTCCTTCAGCTGCTACTGAACGTAATTCACCTACAGTAATACCCATACCTTTAGCAATAGCCTTTGCTAGTGCTGGGGTTTGCTCCATTACAGAATTAAGTTCTTCTCCACGCAACGTTCCACTAGCCAAGGCCTGCCCGAACTGAACTAAAGCTGCATCAGCAGCTTCTGCGCTTGCACCACTAATTGCTACAGCTTTAGAAACTGTTTCAGTTAAACGTGCTGTGTCATCCATTGTGAGGTTTAAAGTTTTGGCATTATCACTAAAACGCTGGTAAACCTGTAACACAGAATCCCAAGCTGAATAGGTTTTTTGAGCAATTCGGAAAGTGTCTTCCGTTGCTTTATTTAGTTCAACTTGATTGTTAGTGACTAACTTAAGGCGATTTTGTAATCCAGTATATGTATCCATCTTTGAAATGGCTGAACCTACTGTTAATAAACCAGCCATGTGTCCAGCTAAAGCTCTGGTGGCTACAGACAAGCTGTCCATAGACTTAGATGCAAATTCACCTTTACGTTCAATGCTAACAAGTTCATTGCCTAGATTACGCGCATTACGTTCAGCATTTTGCGAATCAATAACAATGACCAAACGGGATTCTTGTGCCATTTTACTTTCCTCTAGGCAATAAAAAACCCACTCAATGAGTGGGTAGTTCTTTTTAAGTTAAATATAATTACCAAGCAGGGTAGTTAAACCAATTTTAAAAAGCATCCTAGGGTGCTTATGCAAGATATTATTTATTCTCATGGTAACGAAGAATACTAGCTACTTTTTGAAATAAGTAGCCTGCAAGGAATCCATTAAATATAATTCCGATTCCTGTTGCTATCATAACTCCAGACCAAACCGTTTCTTTACCATAGTAAGAAGCTACTTCAATTCGACCAAATGCAAGAATAAATAAAAAACCTGCGATAAAGCCAAGAGCTATTAACACCCACCCGATAGCATTACAAACTTCACTTTCTCTCATTGGTTTATATTGTGGTGCACTCATCTTAATCTACCTTGTTAAAGTTCTTCAAAACTTTGTAAGTAATATCTTGATTAGTGGCATCAATTACTTCCAATAAAGCACCTTTATAACCTATTTGCTTAGATTGGCTTAAATCATATTCAACATCATTATTGAATGCAGGACGTGCTTGATTACTTGAGAATTCACGGTACCCGACATTAATTTTATTTCCAAATTTTCCACTATAAATTAATGTTTGTTGGAAGGAATTATCTGATGCAATTGCTACTGTCTTCATAGTAGCTTGATGTTTATCAGTACAGTTTTTTGCATTAAATACTGTTACTACACAGAGCTTACCTTCAGTATCTAACATAACTACTTTAAATGGGTCAGCTAAAGGGTTTTTCTGAACCATCCCCCCACCACTGACAGTGTTGAATGGCTGAAAATATTGCCCTTTTTCATTTTTGCCTGTTTTTAAGTAAATGCCTGAAGTAAGTGAATAAGCAAAACTAATTTTAATATTTTCAGGGACGTTTAGAACTTCACGATCAACCACCATTCCCTGTTCAAGCATTTGATCCCCTACAAATGCTTTATTAACTGATCCAATTGGCGGTTTGCTTATATTTTTAGGTATAGCTTGATAATTATAGGCTGGAGTAGCGCACCCCACCAACCCAAGACCAATTAAACCCGCAGCCAATATTTTTTTCATGAATTTCACCGTTTGTTATAAAGTGTACTAACTTTAACAAACTGGTTACTAAATGTCACATAAAGGAAAACCACCCGAAGGTGGTTTCTATCAAATAAAACTAACTAAGCTATTTCACAATTGGTTTGATGCCATGAATGGTTATTTCCATATGAAAAACTAATTTCACTTGGTACTAAAGTTCGTTCCTGATGATTTAATGACTCAATCATACTTCTTAGTTTGCCATCACCTTGAACATGCTCTTTATATAATGCACGAAGTAATAGCTCAGTAGGTTTACCAATTAAACCGCGATCAGCTTCCCAATGTCTAATACTAGTCTCACTGACTCCTAAAAGCCCAGCAAGATTCTTCTGTGACAAGTTTAGTTCTTTACGTAAAAAACGAATTTCCTCACCATTCAAGTCAGGCTTTTGCGTAATTAAGAACAACCCAATGGCATTATGAAGCTCATGAACAGATTCAATAGATACGAGTTCACCATAGTCTTCATCATTTTCAATTGTAAATCCATTGCGCAGCCAAATATTGCTCAGACCGCATTCTTCATAGTGATACATAATTTAGCCTACTCTCTAAATGTAGTGACTACTACTGAGAATTCACCGTTCTCGCTCTGCTTGATTGCAACAGCTGTTGTTATGTATTCGCCTGCAGTGCGAACAGAAACATTTAACTGGCAATCACCACGAGTATTTGGGTACGGCCCCTCAGTAATATCTCCATGCTCAAAACAGCAAATAATTTGCTTCATAGAGATACAGCGTTCTTTCATTCTTTCTTTTGCATGTGCAGTTAACTTGATTTTGCTAGTATCTCTAGCAAATGCTCTAAGTTTTTGTTTAGCTTCAGTTAATGTTAAACACATACAAGCAAACACCAAGGTTCTTGGAAAGAGTAAAAGAATGCTGAACCGTCAAATATTGACGGTAAGGTGATTATTCATCATTTGATAATCACGCGCAACACCTTAAAGGTAATTTTCTGTCAATCCAGATCAAGTATTTTGTAACATCGACTGCGTTATTTTGAGTCGCGTTTAAGAGCAACTGCTTAATTGTTTGACGTTTTGACCAAATTAGGCTTTTCAGTCCCTGGCAATACCTAATTTGGTCACTTACCTTTGCTTTTGGTTGATATCTTCTTATGGCACTCCTCCAAAAACAAATTATCCAACGCAAAAATACAGTCATTAAAAATATGAGCAGCCACTGGCAAATCATTATGCTCTGCATAGACATTGATTGCCTGCTGATCTAAAGATAACGGGATGCCCTGCTCATACCGTCTGGATCTGGCAATAGTACTAAATGCCGAAAGAATAGAGTCGGCCGCATACGAATATTCTGGCGGATCCGGAATACGGCCACCTAAGAACTTGATTTGCTCGATTTCGTGCGGCGTTTTCGACGCATACGTTTTTTGGTATTTGTAGAGCTCGATGACTTTCCCAGAATTAAAGCCTTGTCCTTGTCGGCTTCTTCCTGAATCTTCTGGGCCTGTTCTTTAATGAATAGCCAGATTGAAATACCAATATCACCAAGATTAAGAAGCTTTGAAGCATTCTCAGGTGTATAGGGCTTTTCAGATTCAACCGTTTTATCGTCTACGATTTCGGCAAATACCACACCTTTCCAGTCTTCGATTAAGTGGGCGGCGCATGCATCCATTAACAATTCATGGTAAAGCTTGGCATCTTCATCTTTGACCATTACATCGTAGCCTTTAGACGAGATCTGGTTTCCTGCTCGTTCAATAGCTACCTGAAAAGGCTTATATGCGATACCACGGACTTTGAACTCAGCCTGTACCTCTCCATCAGAACCCTTATATTCACACCATTTTGATACGTCCGAGCTTTTAATAATTCCGACTTTTAAAGCCATAACAACCTCTAATTTTGAGAAATAAAAAAGCCCATGGGATTCCATAGGCTTTGTTACTGAATAAGTTGATTACACAAGAGCACGTACAATTGTTGGCGCTGTACGAACTTGGGCAAAGTTGATATCTACAGTAATGATGTCATCACCACCACCATCCGGGTGATTGGCTTCCATGACTTCCAATTGCGGGAAGTTGAACGAATATTTACTTCCTTTGCTGTCTCTGATGTCGAAGGTCAGTGTAAACACATCACGGGTTTTGATTGCATCAATCCAACCAGCAGCTGTGGCCGAGAACATGAATGAAGCATTCGCTTCGATATCCATCATCTTCTCTAAATAAAACTCTGGAGTGTATTTACCAGATCCGATACAACGGATTGCTTCAAGGTTATTGTTAATAGAAATGGTCAAAGACTGTAGACATGCTTTGCCTTGAATTGACTGGCCGTTTACAAGCAAGTTTTCCACGTTTGGCATACTGACCAGTGGACGTGTTGAAGCTGCAATCGGATTTACAACAGGGTTGACTTGCTGTCTAGTAAATGAGCTACCTACAAGACCAAAGTTACCAGTGATCTTTCCTGTAGTCTGGATAGTAATTTCACCAGAATTGACCTGAACTCCACGGTAAATAAACACCTGCCCAATATCTTCAAAAACTTTAACTAACGTTAATGATTTTCGAACAGCACCGCCAATTGTTAAGCTGTTTGTCGCCCAGTTATTGAATGCTAAAGCACTTAAGAACAAATCAAAGGTACCAAGTGATAATTCAAACTCTAACTGACCTGCTACTTCTGCTTCAGTAACTACCCCACCTTGGCGAAAACGTGAATCAACCACTTCACTGCTTTCTTCAGTAGAAACATTTTCAGATAAACCATCACTTACACGGCGAACTGTGTACCAGATCGGGTTTGCTGGAGTTGTTCCTAAAACTGCTTCTTCACAAGCATATAATCGAATTTTTGCGCCTGAACTCATTTATGGTTCTCCAAAATTTAGGCAATAAAAAACCCGCTTTTTAAGCGGGTTATTAAAGTGTTTCGCCTGTGTCTGAGATTTCTGGCGGTTCCACGCCATTCATGGCTGCAGCAACTGCCTGAGATAAGTTAGTAGGCTGGAAATCCACTGGTGTTTCACTCAAAGTTTCTTCAACCTCAGGTTCTGGTTCAGGTTCTTCATGCAGACGGATATCAATCCAGCGGCCTTCTGGAATGTCCATTGGGTTCTCGTGATCTGCCACAACAGCAGCAAGTTCAAAATCAAACTTACGCTTGTAAGTTTTAATTGAGATGTCACCATTTTCTAGGGTGTCATACACTACTGCGACGATTGTGTTGCCGTTTGCATCTTTCGGTACTTCGATATACCAGCCTTCCTGAGCAAAGCCTAAAGAACCTTCTAGTAAATAATCACCAACATCAATTCTCTTAAATTCAATCGGCTGTTTTTTTGCATCATTATTGAGCTCGATATGGTCGTTAAATAGCTTAACTACTGGTGATGCTGCTTTTATGAAACCGTTGGAATCCACAGAAGTATTCGCAGATGTTCTTAGCTGCTCAATTACAACAGGTATCTCACTGACAATAACAACGTCATCTGTATGAACAGTAACTAAATAATTATCAGATGTAATATTGGAAATACCGGAAAAATATCTAAATGCCGATGTTGAAGAACTTGCTGTTCTTCGAATGGCAACATAGTCTACATTTTGATATTTAACTACAGCCATACCTGAAATATGAGTTGTTACACCAATACTAATAAACCGAGCTGTAACACGATCATATGCTTGCTGAATTGATACTAAAGTTCTCGAATGTTGATTTGCTGAGCCTGAATCACCCCTCGAAAACACTAGCTCACCAAACATGTTTCGATTGGGTGAGCTGCTGACAGAATAAGGAAATAACAATACATAGCTAACGACAGAATCTAGGTTTACTCCCGTAATCATTTTTCTTTCAAAAGTTTGGCCTACTCCACCAATTCCAAAACCGCCAACTTCTATCAAATTACCAGCTGTAGTACCAACATTTCTAGTCGCGGCACTACCAAGCCCTAAGTTAGTTCGAGCATCGGATGGAGTTGTTGCACCGGTACCACCTTGAGAAATTGCAATAGCCTTGGTTAATCCTTTTAGCTCTGTAATGTCACTATTCACCCCTTTTTCTGCTGCTCCGAGATTATTTCGAGCATCTAGTGCAGTTGTCGCCCCAGTACCACCTTGAGAGACTGCAGCAGTACCTTGGACCTGCGAAAAGTTTGGTGCCAGATTAGGAATGCCTGAAGCGAATGGCAGCATGAATTGCCGTTTTCCCTGAGCCGAGTTATACGGGAATGGCCGGTGATCCCAACTAAATTTAAAAACAAGATTTGCCATTATGCTGTTACCCCGTCAATCACTTGGAAAGTCAAAGTTTCAGTGTGCTGCGTAGTACCACTAACTACAGCTTTAATATCCATCTGACACAGCCCTAAAGGCCAAGTTGCAGTGCTTGCACTAGATTTAATATTCAGCCATCCCTTCTGTGTACTTTGATTTAATGCAGCACAAGTCAAGGTAGCTACAGCTGCTCCATCAGCCAAAGCTTTAATCTGTGAAGTAAAGGTGTAACCGGTTAGATCAATTGCACGGCGAACATCATCCGGTGGATACTGCAGGGTTTCATCCATATCAACCAGCTGCAAGTTCAAGTTGAATGTGTCACCACGCTTAAAAACAAAATTGCTCATAAGTGATTCCTATAGACATAAAAAAACCACCGATGAGGTGGTAGTAGAAAGACGTAAAAAACTGCTTCTTAGCGGTCATTTAATTAAAGTAATTTAAGGTTTGTAATCTAAATCAACACTTACTCCAGTAACAACGTTATGTTTAGGCCCTCCGAGACAATCAACATTAGCCAAGCGTATATTCACATCGGAAACACATAGCTTATTTTCGCTTTGCCACTTCTTCAGTTCAACAGCCATAACATCTTCAAGATGTCTTTCCAGCTCTTGCCGTTTAATTTCGATTTCTTCTAAAGTCAGCATACATGACATATCAATTCACCTTGTACCCAATGCTCACATTATACTGAATGAAATCAGCATCTTTACCCGCATAGATGGATTGACCATTCAAACATTCTAAGTGTTCGATTGTGAAATATTCAAAATGGGCAAGTAATGCATCACTCAATTTTGTGATTTCAATTATTCCTGAATTGGGACGTGCAAAGCATTGAATCATGATATTACCGGTACGGCGAGTACATGGCTTATCTGCAATGCCAGAAGTAAAACTGGGACCACCTGCAATCGTTAAGCAGCACCAAACACCATCTTTAGGTACATTAAAGCCTGGTAAATTTGGATACTGGATTCTGTCTTGCGTAATACCGGTAAAAGCTTGCATACGATCGATAATAGCTTGCCTTGTCTGCTCTAAAGTCATTGCCATTTTAGCCGCCATACTTCTGAGAAATAAAGGTAAAGGTGGTGTTGTAAATTCCTTGTGGTGCTTGATCAGACCACCCATTTTCTAAGCGCTCTGCATAAGGCTGGTTGTTCTGGATATAAACTAAATTGCCCAACTTAAACTTCACGGCTTGAATAGCTGCATCCTGCACGGCGTTTGTTTCAGGTTCACGTACACCGTAATCAGCGGATCCAACCGAAACAATATGTGAAGCACGGTATGCTCCAGTATCAACAGGACTTAAATTAACTAAGGATTGCACGGTATCCATGACAATATTCTTTACATGTGCTTCTGCTGCTTTAGACACATCAAGACTAAAACTAGTCGGCTTTTTCCCCTTCCACCCCATGACTTTTAACCTCGCTTTCCTCATACATCTTAAAGAGATCCTGAGCGATCGCTTGAATTGAATATGCTTCAAATTCTGAACTAGGCTCTTTTTCTCCCATTAACTTCTTAACCTTCTGCCAAACATGTACAGCTTCATGTAAAAGCAAACCATATATCTCTATTAATTTCCTTTCTGAAGTATCGCCCAACTGAACAACTGCATAAGAACCATCGGAATAGAAATCAACTTGAGCGGCTGCACTTTCAACAGACAAGAACTTATCAACGTTATTCATGTCCTCGAATAACAAATCCATGTGAAGCTGATTTCTGGCAAGCGTGTATTGAACATGTTGGAAAGGTGAGATATGCCATAAAGGTACGTAATCTGTGCTAACCATGGTCTACCTTTTAACTTAGCAAAGGCATTTCAGTTGCCTCTCTGCCATCAAATGCATTATGAATAAAAATGCCATCCACATATTCGGGATGGCATTCGCAGTGAAAAAATGAATGAGGTTTTAAATCATCATCAGGTACAACCTGAAAGCTGTCATAGACCTCATGTGCAGTCCAAGTCATAATTACTCCAATAAAAAACCCACCGAAGTGGGAATCATGATGAAACTTGTAACGGTTTAAGTTTTCTAAATACTTCCATAATTCTTGTATAGTGGATTTCATTTTCTTTTGCGTATTTATCCAAATCAGTTTTTAATTCTTCTTTTCTAGAGAGTGATTCTGTATCTAAAAATTCAGCAATTGCATCATATTCA